AAAAATAATTAAAAAAATAAAAAAAAATAACTAAATTTTTATTAAAAAAGTAAGTAAAATTGAAATAAATAATTAAAATTTAAATAAAAAAAAAACTTTTTTTAGGGGGGGGGGGAGAGATTTTAAAAAAACTTTTTTAAAATTTTTTTTTATTTTAAAATTTTTTAATTTTTTATTTAATTTTTAAATAAAAATTTTATTTTTAATAAATTTTCAAGAATTTTATAAATTTTTAAAATATTTTTTATTATAAAATAATGTAAAAAACTAAATTACTTACCTGTTAACTTTTCAAAAAAAAAAAACATAAATTTTTTATGTAATTTAATAACATGATGTACTTTTTTTTAGAAAAAATAGTGATTTTTATAAAACTTAAATGCTAATTTTTAACTTAAATGCTAATTTTTTAAAAAAAAAATCAATTAAAATTTAACTAAAATGCTAACGATTCAATTAAAATTTAACTAAAATGCTAACAAAATAATTAAAATTCTCAGAAATGCTAACGAAATTTTTCTCAAAAAAGTAATTATAACTGTAACAATTAATTAAAATTTAACTAAAATGCTAACTTTTTTTGCGGGGGGGGGAGAGATTTTAAAAAAAACTTTTTTAAAATTTATTTTTTATTTTTAAAATTTTTTATTTTTTACATAAATTTGAATATAATTTTCTATTTTGTAATTCAGAAACATTAGATGCAAAATTACAATAATTATCAATTAAATTTTTATTTTTTATTGATTGTTTATTTGTATCATCTAAACAATTATTAACAATTCCTTCTACACCATCTATTATTTGTCCTTTAATTTCTCTACCATTCCAAGTTGAAAACTTTGAAATATATTCTTTACTAAATGCCTTTTTAGGGATAGCTTCACAATTTAAAATATTTTTATTTGCCTTATGTTTTTTTAATTTTGATGTATATTGATTTAACTTTGCATTATATAAAGACCATGCTCCTAAACAAACACAATGATTATCTGTACCTCTTAAATCAGACCAGTAAGATTGTCCAGTATTAATAGAAAATCCTGGAGTATTTGATTTAATATTATTAATACATATTTGATGTACTCCTCCACCTAATTCACTACATTTGTATTCTTTATCCCATGATCCATTAGACATTGTGGAATTACCACATGGTTCTAAGTCTTGATTAAAAATATTTTCCATTATATATTAAAATAAATTAAAAAAATTAAAATTATTAAAAAAAATTAAATTTTAACTAAAATGCTAACAATTTAATTAATTTTTAACTAAAATGCTAACAATTTAATTAATTTTTAACTAAAATGCTAATTATATAATTAATTTTTAACTAAAATGCTAATAATTTAATTATTTTATAACTAAAATGCTAATTATTTAATTATTTTATAACTAAAATGCTAAAATAATAATAATAAAAAATTTTCATATAAATAATAAATAAAGATTTATTAATAATAATAAAAAATAAAAAATGCCTTTAATAATAAAAAATAATCAAGATATAATAATTTTGGAAGATGGAAAAAAAATAATAAAAAAAATTTTTCATATATCAGACATTCATATTTACAAATATGATAGACATGATGAATTTAGAGAAGTATTTAATAATTTATTTAAAAAATTACATAATGATGCAAAACCATATAAAAATAGTTTAATTGTAATTACAGGTGATATTTTAGATAGAGGATTAGATATTAGTCCAGAAAGTATAGAATTATTGCAAGATTTATATATTGGATTAACTAATATATGTGATACAATAACTATTAATGGTAATCATGAATATAAAGGTAGTTGTATAAATAATTATTTAAATCCTTTATTTCCATATATTGAAAAAACTTTTAATTCAAAATCCAAATTAAGTAATAAAAATTATATTTTAAATGAAAATGTAAATTATATTTATAATAATATAATTTTTGGAGTAACAACATGTTTTGCAAAAGAGGTAACAAAATGCGATATTAAAACAAATAAAATAAAAATTGGATTATATCACGGAACATTGTATAAAAGTATAGCATGTAATGGATTTGAATTTACCAATAAAAATAATTTTAATTGTGCAAGTTTTTCAGATTATGATTATGTATTATTAGGAGATATTCACAAGCATCAATATATGAATAAAAAAAAAACAATAGCATATGCAGGAAGTTTAATACAATTAAAGAGAGATGAAGATCCAGATGAGCATGGATATATACGATGGGATTTAGAAAATAAAACTAGTAAATTTATAAAAATAAAAAATAATAAAGTTAAACTAGAAATAAATTATGAAGATGGGATTAATTTAGATGATTTAATGTTAAGTAAAGATATTGATTTGAAAATAAATTATAAAAGTTCAGTAAATAAAAATGATTTAAATAATTTTATAAAAAAAATAAAAGAAAATCTAGTAAATACAGGAAAATTAAAGTGTACAAATATAATCGATTATAGTAGTTCAAAATTAAAATTAGATATTAAAATAGATGGAAAAGAAATATCAATTATAAAAATAAATAATAATAATGATATATTAAATTTGGTTATGAATTATGCAAAAAATGAATGTGAATATGATGAAAATATATTATTAAATATGAAAAATGTATTGAGTGATAGTTTAAATGAAATAGAATATAATTATAAAAAAGAAATAAAAAATATAAATTTAAATTATGTGAAATTTGATAATATATTTATTTATGGATACGATAATAGTGTTAATTTCAATAAATTTGATAAAATTATTGGATTAAATAGTCCCAATTATAGTGGTAAAAGTTCATTTATAGATATAATTTTATTTAGTATATTTGGAAAGCATACAAAAGGGGATTGTGATAGAAAATCAGCATTAAAAATTGGTCAAGTAAAATTAAAAACAGAAATATCTTTGAATGTAAATAATAATAATTATGTAATAGAGAGAATTTATAAAAGACATAGTCAAAAAAATGCAAATAAATATGGAGAATACTATGTTAAAATTTTTAAGAATAAAGAAAAAATTATAGAAATTAATAAAATGGATGAATATAAAGATGTAGTAAATTATATTAATACAAATATTTGTTCATTTGAAGAATTATTACAACAATCTATAATTTTACAATTAAATGATAAAAGTTTTATAACATTGACTAGCACTGTAAGAAACAATGAGAGAAGAGATTATTTATTAAAAATTTTAAATTTAGATTTTTTTAATAAAATATATGAAAATATAAATAAATTAAAAAATAGTAATATAACAAAGAAAAAAAATATAAATGGTATCTTAAAAAAGATGGATACTAATGTAAATACAAAAAATATAGGTGAATTAAATCTAGTTCTAGATAATTATAATAAAGATGTTGAAGAAATTAATGATAATATAAATAAATTAAATGAAAATTTATCAAATAAAAATAAAATATATGAAGAATATAAAAATAGTTTTTTGAAAAATAAATTAATTTTAGGAGATAAAACTACAGATTTTATAACTAATGAGATATCGGAAACTACCCTTAAAATTAAAAATATTAAAAACTTATTAATTACTAATAAAAATAAATGTAATTCATTAAATAATTTAATTAAACAAAATGTTTCATATATTAATAAATTACAGAATGAATTTGATATGTATAATAAAAAAAAAATAAATAAATTAGAAAATATAGAAAAATCATGCGGATTTATATTTAATAAAGATGATTATAATAAATTAAAAGTAAATTTAGAAAATATACAAAAAAAAATTAAAGAATTAGAATCAAAAATCGAAAAAAAAAATAAAAATAAAATAAAAATAAATGAAAAAGAAATAATTGAAATAGAAATGCAATATAAAAATTATATTTCTAATGAAAAACAAATTATTGAAATAGAAGATAAAATACAAATAAATAAAGATAATTTAAATGATTTAAAAGATTTTAATTACAATAAAAATTGTAAAGAATGTTTATCAAATTCATTTATAAAAGAAAAAATAAAGTATGAAAATAAACAAATAATATTAATAAAAAATTTAAAAAAAATAAAAAAATTATTGGAAAATATAAATAAAAAATATCCAAAAATACAAAATATTGTTGAGGAATTAAATAAAAATAATTTAAAAAATAAGAATATTGAATTAGAAATTAATAAATTAACAAGTGAATTAAATAATAATAAAGAGAAAGAAATTTTTATAAATGATAAAATAAAGTTGTATAATAGTTTTAATAATAATTTAGAAATATTATATGAATCTATTATTAGAAAAGAAAACTTACTAAAAAAATATGATATTATTCATTATAATTTTATTTTATTTAATCTAGAACAAAATAAATATTTATGTAATTCAAATAAAAATGAATTACTAAAAATAATCAGTAAAAATAATAATTTAAAAAATGAATTAGAACTTTTACAAAAAAAAAAAACAGAACAAGTTAATTTATTAGATGTAATTAAAAATACAAATATTATTGAAAATAAAATAGACATAATTAAAGATGAGATAAATAAAATTAATAACGAAAAAGAATTAAAAAATAATAATTTACAAAATTTATTATTAAAAATTAAAAATTTAAAAATATATATATCAGAATTGGATGATATTGAAAATAATATTTCAAATTGTAATAATATAATTAATTTATTTAAATGTAATAAAAAAGGTGAAGGTATAATTGATCATATTATTAGTACTAATATTTTACCATATTTAGAAGAAATGATTAATAATATTTTAAAAATAATTAATAGTCATATGTTTATAAAGTTAGAAATGAATAATAGTTTAATAGATATAAAAATTAATAAAAATAATTATTATATTGATGCTGCAAATATAAGTGGTTATGAATATGATTTACTAAATTTTATTTTTAGACTTTCAATAGGAAATATAAACAATATAATAAATTTTAATTTTTTAATAATAGATGAAGGATTAAAATTTAGTGATAATAATAATAAAGAAATTATAAAAAAATTAATTGAATATATGAGAGATTCATATAAATGGATTATTATGATATCACATGATAATTTCATAAAAACATTTTATGATAGTGAATTAAAAATAAAAAAAATATCAGAAATTGAAAGTAATTTAATTAACTAGTTTATTCAGGTTTATCTGTTTTTATAATTTTAGATGATAAAGTATAGTCTTTGAATTTATCTTTAGAAACTAAAACCAAATCTTTACATGCTGTATCAATGTTAATTATTTTATTACTGATTTTATCCTTATCATAAACTTGAGTTTGATATATACCTCTATGCTTTGAACATGTTGCACCATAGGCTTCTGTAGATGGAATAAAAATTGGGTCACTATCGGCTTCTTCTTTTAATAATTTATTTAAACTTTCATTATCCGTATCCCCATTTCCAAACAACTGACTTTTACCTTCTGATGGTTTTTCAAATGCTTTTTTATTATTACAATCCATTCCTATAATATCACATTCGTTATATTTTTCAAATGCTTCGTTATATAGGTTCTCATAATCACCTGATGATTTTAAGTGTGCATTGCATACTTTAACTATATCATCAGTGATTTCACCATCTACAATTTTTTTAAAATTACAAATCATTATTTCACCCCCTTTATCAGTATGCTGGGTTATTAAATTAGCTACATCTTCAATATAATTATATTTATTATAATCATATATTATCGCAGTTGGCGTGTAAGTATGATTGGTGTTCAATCCTGGATATTTAAAACAGTAATTTGTTTTTTCAACGGCTGAGATGTTACTTTTATAATTTTCACAAAAAATAATTCCCATATTTTTTTCTTCTAGCTTAGAAGCAAATTCCTCAATATTATTTACAGGTATACATTCTTGTATGCATACAAAATCAGTTTTTTCATCTATATTTGAAGTTACATGATTTATTAATTTGGATATTCTATCTTTACTAATAGTTTCTGTTTGTTTTTTAAATTGAGATGCAAGTGTCGATTTTATTTCTGTTTGTTCTTTACCTGTTAATTCTGACATTTTTGTTATAATTTTTGTAAATTTTTCTTCTTCTTTTGTGAAAAAATCTTTAAGTATATAATTTGCTGCTGTTTCTTTTAGAACTTTTTCTACTTCTGTTGTTGCTGCTCCTGCTGCTGCTGCTACTGCTGCTGCTACTTTTTCTGTTGCTTCTATTTCTGCTACTGTTTTTGCTGCTGCTGTTTCTGCTGCTGCTGCGGCTGTTGCTGCTGCTGTTGCTGCGGCTGTTGCTGCTGCTGTTGCTGCTGCTGCTGTTTGTGCTGCTACTTTTTCTGCTGCTTCTGCTGTTGCTGCTGCTGTTGCTGCTGCTGTTTCTGCTGCTGTTTCTGCTGCTGCTGTTGCTGCTGCTGTTTCTGCTGCTGGTGCTGTTGGTGCTGCTACTGCTGCTGTTTCTGGTGCTTCTGGTGCTTCTGCTTCTTTTATTTTTAAATTGTATAAATAATTTGCAATAATCCAATATTTTGAATATAAAACAAAATTATCTTTTATTTTATCTGTAAATTCATCATTATGTTTATACTTATTATAATTTTGTACATAATTATCAATATTAAACATTGTTTCTAAAGTATTTTTATCATCTATTTGTAATTCACCAGGATGAATAAATTCACAAATTTTTTTTGTTCCATCCATTGTTGTTTTAAATGGTTTATCATTTTTATAGTATTTATTATCAATAACCTTCATCGTACCTACTATTTCAGGTGTGTCATTTAATATTTTACCAACATCTTGTATTTTTATTTCATCTAATTTTATGTCAGATGTTAATATTTTTTTTAAAAATGACTCTGAAGAATTACCGAATAATTCTACTAATGCGGCAACTTCAAATAAAAATCTGAGTCCATCATTTTCATCACAACTAAATTCAAGAAAATTATCTGCAATACCTGCCATATTGAATGTTATTACATTAAATTCATCATCAGTTGTACTGTCACCAGATTTTTGTATAGTTGTTTTTACCATTGAGTGATCACTCATCCAAGCTTTATTAGGAAATAGAGTAATATCGTCATCTCCACCACCTTTTTGAAAATTAATGAATTCGTTATATTTTTTTTTATAGTTATTTAATTTTAATAATAACTTGTTTGTTTGTAAACTTTCAAAATTTTGGTTATTCTGTAATTTATGTGTATATTTATTAATTTTATGATTTAATAAATCTTTTTGAGTAAATTTATACATGTATATATTATATATAAATAAAATTTATATATATATTATATAATTATTATTTATCAGTTTTATTATTACATCCTGCTTCTTGTATCATTTTTGTTATTTTATTATTAATGTCAGATGTAGATGTAATATAATAATCAGGTAAAAAAGCATGAATTACAGCTTTTATACTTCCAGTAAACATTAGTAAACTAAAATTTAAAGATAATTTTAAATGTTCAATATATGTCATACATACTTGTTTAGGATGACTAAATAAATTATTTAAATAATTATTTATTATTTCGTACATTTTATATATATAGTCAATATATTTTATTAACTATATAAAACCATTCATTAATCAAATATATATACATAAAATAATTTATTATATTTTTATTATAAGTAAAAAAAAATTGATTCCTAAATTTATTACTTGATATATTAAATTTAAAAAAATGAATTAACAAATAATTAAAATTATTTATGAATTTTGATTTATATGATGATGATGATATATTTTTAAAAAATGGATGTAAATTAAATTTAAATTTTATCAATATTGATACTGCATTAGGTGCATTAGAAAATATAATATTAAATTATAAAGCAGAGATAATTAAACAATATAATAATTCTATAATATTTAAAACATGGAAAAAATATGATCCAATTTATATAAAGTTATATCTAAAATCTTTTAAAAATAGAATATTTATATTTTTTGAAAATATTTTATCAACTAATAATTGTCTTTATTTGTATAATTGCTATAATTTTTTAAAATTCTCTAATATAATTGAAGAATATTCTTGGATATATAATGAAGCAATAAATGAAAATTTTAAAAGTTATATGGAAATTTATTATGAAGATTTAACAATTGAGCAAATAAATAATGTAATTAATAAAATATTAGATAAAAATTATGATAAAAATATGGATTTAATTCATATTGTTTTTCCATATTGTATAGAATATAGTAGAAGAAATAAAAGAACAATAAAAAAGAAATTTTTAAATAAAATTCAAGAGATGATAAAATCATCTGATATTTACATAAAATGTTGCGGGGAATCAATATCCGAAATTATTTCTTAATACTAATATTTATTTAAAAAATTGAAATTAATTAATATTTTATTTAAATTAAGGAATAAATTAATTATAATTTATAGATGAAAACTATTACTTGTTCAACTGTAATTAGTATTTTAGGAAGTTATCTTGAGAAGGTGCAGAAAAAAGATGAATTTTACAAATCGTTTACAATTGATAAATTTATTCAGAGATTAATGATTAATAGACCAAATGCATTTATGAAAGGAAAAGTTTTATCGGATAAAATAGAAGATACATGGTTATTTGAAGGAAAATGTGGATATACTGTTGGATCTGGTGAATATCCTCTAGACTGGGTTTCAATGAGTGATGAGATGATTATTAACTTTAGAGAAAATAGGATAACACAAGAGAACTTTATTTCACGTATTGAAATGACTATTGGATCTCTTTTATCAATGTGTCATTCATGTAACTTTATTAATAATGGATCACGGTTTAACTCTGGAAATAAAGAATCTACAGGAACATATCATCCATATGGTGTTTATATAGGATCAGTTGGTGCACGTTTTGAAGATCCATATGCATTTGCCCATACAATGTGTATCATATCTCCAAATTGTAATTATGAAAACGGTTATGGTGAAAAAAGAAAAAGAAATAATGATTCGTATTTGGTAGATCTTCTCGATTCTTTTGCAGTAGGAATTGATATTCCTTATTTTCCTACACATGAAGAAATTCTACTTAAATATACAAATTCTATTCAAACAGGAACTTTAGATGAATTCAAAAAGTATTTTGAAATTATAGATGATACGAATATGGTATTTTTTTCGAAAATTATTTATAAAAATATAATTTATATTCCTTACTATGAAACTATTAAATATGCTGATAGAATTGGTAATATTAATAGCAAAGAAGTATTACTTCATCTAGTAGGTCTAGGAACTGGAGTATGGGCAAAGTGTCCAGATGTTCAAAATAAAATTATTAAGGATGTAATTTATGAAATCTTAAATAATGATATTACTAATATTAATATTGTACGTTTAGCATGGATGGGAGAAATTGGTACAATTAAAGAAATTATTAGAAATGATGGAAATAAAATTATTATTTTAAATACAGGCCCAGAAACTGAACCATTACAGCCAATTCCGAATGATATGGAAAGAATTCTAATAGTACAATATGCATGGGATTCAGGTTCTTTTCCAGGGAATGAATATTACTTCTTTAAGCATTCTGTTGGAGGAAATTATAATAAATGGAAAACATCAAGTGGAGATCCTGCAGCAGTTTTATCAACAGAAAACTATTCATTGGCTGAAACTTATAAAACAAGTGAATATAGAATGACAATGGTATAATCTTATTTAATTATTTATTTATTTTTTTTTTAGTTTTTTATTTTGTTCTATAATTTTTTGTAATAAAATTGGTTTTCCACAAATTTTATCTCCACAGTGATCAATATTAGAAAGTAATGATTTAATTTCTTTATCTTTATCAGATATTCTATGATCCCATCTTCCTAAAGGAGTAGGTAATTTTCTAGTTTTTATAAAAATATTTCTAAACATTATAATATTATTTTTTAAAATATTTACTAATATTTAAATCTATGTTTTATTATATTTAAGTATAATCATTATGGAAGAACATAAAGTAGATGAAATAGTAGAAAAATTTGGAACACCAATTCAAGTATATTCTGAAAAAGATATTAAAAGTAGAACATTAAAATTATTAGATATATTTAAAACAAAATTTGGGAAAGAACAATTTAAACAATTTTATGCTGTTAAAGCATTACCAAATCCAAATATATTGAAAATAATTACAGATTTAGGATGTGGTTTAGATTGTAGTTCAAAGACGGAATTATATATAGCTGTAGAAATATTAAAATTAGATTCATCAAGAATATTATTTACAAGTAATTATACAAGTGATGAAGACTTATTATATGCTATTAATAAAAAAGTAATTATTAATCTTGATAATATTAATTTAATAGATAAATTAGAGAAAATTTCTGAAAAAAATTTACCTGAATTAATTTCATTAAGATATAATTTAAATATAAACACAGAAACAGATGTTAAATCAAATATTTTATCTGGAAATTTATCAAAATTTGGTATTGATTATAAAGATATAAAAAATGCATATGATAAATTAAAAAAATTAGGAATAAAAAAATTTGGTATTCATGTTATGTGTGGATCAAATGTTTTAAATAATAATTATTGGAATATATTATTGGATAATTTATACAGAACAATTAATGAATTAAATATTAATTTTGAATTTATAAATTTAGGTGGAGGGTTTGGTATACCATATAAAGAAAATGAGAAAGAATTAGATTTAAAAAAAATTGCTGAAAATATATATGAAAAAATATATTTTTATTCAAAAAAAAATAACTTAAAAATTCCAAAAATATACATGGAGCATGGAAGATATTTAACCGGGCCTGCTGGATGGTTAATTTCAAAGTGTAATTCAATAAAAGAGAAAGATAATAATATTATTTATGGCTTAGATTCATGTATGTCAAATTTAATGAGACCAGGTATGTATGATTCATACCATAAAATAACAGTTCATAAGAAAAAAGGTAATAATATAAATTCAAGTGTTGTTGGAACACTTTGTGAGAACAATGATTGGTTTGCAAAAAATATTAATTTACCAAACAATATTGAAGAAAAAGATATATTTATAATACATGATACAGGGGCTCATTCTCATTCTATGGGATTCCAGTATAATGGAAAATTAAGATGCGGTGAAGTATTAATTTGCGAAGATAACACATTAAAATTGATAAGAAAAAATGAGGATATAGAATATTATTTACAAAATATTATTTATATTTAAAAAAACTATTATTATTTGATTTATGATAAAAGTAACTATCATAGTAAAAATTTCTATATTTCATATATCGATATCCAAATGGTTTTTGTAACGTTTTTTTTTTCAAAACTGTTAAATTTCTTTATTTCATTGTATAAATTATTTTACTTGTATTTATATTTTATTATTATTTAATAGAAATTTAGATATTATTGTGTTATATTTACAATTATATAAAAAATTACCAATAAATTTAGATACTATTGTTAAACTTATAAATCCCCAATAAAGATCTGGTTCTTCATCTTGATAGTCATCAACTTTATTCATAAAGATATATATATATTATATTATAAAATTTTTATAGAAATATCACATAAAATATATTTTTATTATTATTTATAAAAATTTTAAAGTTTCTGGGTTATATTTTTATTATCACAAAAATTTATATATGTTAATAAATAATTAATTTATCATTTTTTTAATTAAAAAAAACTATGAACAACTGCTTCATATGTTTCTGTTTTATAATCTATTAATTTTGCTCTCCCCCTTATTCCAATATATTTTGAATTATAATATTTATATTTTATTACAAGTTCAATAAATTTATTAGTATAAACACCTATATATGAAATAATTTTTTTAGAATTATTATTTGATGATAAAATACGTAGAGTAGCAATAATACCACAGAAATAAAATATACCATTTTCTTTATGATAAAAATAACAATCAGGATAAAAATTTTGATCTGTCATATCCCAATATCCAAATGTTTGCAATTGTGTCTTTTTATCAAGACCGTTAAATTTTTTTCTTCTATTTTCAGCATAAATAGATATATCTTTATTTTTCATAATTTTATCCATCACATTAACACCAGAAATTCGTGCTTGATATAAATGTACCCATTTTCTGTAAAAGCTTGAAGAATGTTTTAGAGTAGATACCCAAAATTTATACGGATGATGTGCTTTGTAATATGCTAATTTATAAACTAATTGAGCATAAGAATAAGAATGTGATTTACAAAAACTATATTTTCTTAAATTACTAAGAGTGTGTAATAAATATATTTTTTTCTCTTTAGGAATTTTATTTAACAAGTTATCATATTGCGATTTTACATCAATAGGCCATTTGTCTTTTGATATACATCTTCTAAATTTATCAGCTAGATCATTACTTATATTTAAATTTTTAGCTAAAAGTCTTATAGCATCATCATCAAAAACAAATTTTGATTCAAAATCAATAGTATTATTTTCTATTCGCGCATCTTTAGCTGCAGGTCTAATTATTGCAAGACATATTGCAATATCAGATATAGATTTAGGTTTAATTTTTAATAATGCCTTTCTCATTAAAGGTGATTCAGCAAGAGTTACACCAATATTATTACCTTCTTGTAATAATTTGTATGTTTTTTCGTCAAATGGACAATCACAAAAATCAATATTTTTTCCACAAATTCCAACAAGCTGGCTTATACCTCTACTTGATAAAATATCTATTTTAAATTTTTTTTGTTTTGATATATCATTTTTATCATAAACAATTTGACTTAATGTTTTAGTTTCATTATTATGTTTTAATTTTATTTCTTCAGGAATACCATCATGAAAAAATACAATACCGCCACAATGAAGAGAGAAATGTCGAAATGTATTATCAAGTTCTTTTGTTATTTTAGTTATTTCTTTTCTTTGTTCAGTGGGTAAATTTTTAATAAATGAATTAATTTCTTCTTTAGGTATTTGTTTCCTAATTCCTACTTTCCGTAATGCTTCACGTAAAGCAGATTTTTCATGCCAATTTACGTGATTACTAATTCTAGCAACTTGATTTGGCCATGTTAATTCAAGTTTTAGGAATACTTCATCTCTTAAAAAATGTGGAAAATCTAAATCTATATCTGGAAGATTATCACGATATTCATTGAGAAATCTTTCAAATTTAATTTTATGTTTTATTGGATCAACATTACTAATACCTAATAAATAACAAACTAATGATGATCCACATGATCCACGTGTAACATGTGGTATATAATCTGTTAGTTCTAAAATTTCAATAGCTCTAATTAAATAGTCAATTAATTTTTTTTCCTCAATTAATTTTAATTCTTTATTTAATCTGTTAATATATTTTTTTTTATTTGGGCATTTTATAATAAATTTAGATAAAAGTTCATCTACTGAATAACTTTTATTCTCTTTTTTTTCAAATTTGTTATATATTGTTAATTCTAATTGATTGATTATAATATTTTTATTGTTAATATTTTTATAATAATATAAATATTTCCATGGGAAATAATCATTACTATTTAAATAATAATTCATTCTATCACAAATTTTAAGACAACTACTAGCTTTTAAATCAAGAACCAATCCATATTTTTTTTTATTATCTTTATCTTTTCTTAAAACTCTTCCTATACACTGTACAAATGTTTTTGCATTTCTTTTTTCTACTTTATCAACAAAAATACAACCATCTAAATTTTTAATATCAGATCCTTCTCTATGTTTACACGCACAAAATAATATAGCATTTTTATCTTTATTTTTAAAATCATTAAAATTTGTATTATTATTACTTGTATCTATAGCAATTGTATAATTACTAAAATGTTTTTTCCATAAAGATGATAATTTTTCACATAATTCTATCATTCCACACCAAACAATAATTTTTTTATAATATAATTTGTCTATTTCTTCAGAACAAATTTTAATTATATCATCTTCTGATAATATGTTATCACTATCTACCCATTTTATTTTAGGACCGAGAATTATATTATCACAAAATGCATCAAATATAGAGTAATGACTAATAATATTATCAAAAGGTTTTATACCTATGTTTGGGGTTGCAGAAAAACCCAAACATGATATATTTTGGTGCTTTTCTAATATCCAATTATAAAATTTTGTTGTTGTTTTATTTATAATTGTATGACATTCATCATGAATAATTAAGTCTATAGGAGATTTAATTAATTCATATTTTGATTTAGATACTAAAAATGATCTGTTAATAATAATTAAAATAGGTCTCTTAATATTTTTTAAATTATTAATTTCTTCATACCAGTTTTTAGGCTTATTTATACAAAAATCTAAAATTATGAATATTTTATATATATTTTCATAACCTTTTTCATAAATAGTTTTTTTATCAAATTGTTCAATTAATATAGATTTTTGTTCACATAACCATAAAATATTTTTATAAGGATATTTTTTATTAAATTCTAAAATTAATTCTAATGCTATCCATGATTTTCCTGTACCTGTGGCGTGACAGTGAACACCTGATTTAAAATTATTACTTATAGATAACGATACAGCAGTATTTTGATTTTTTCTAAGCATAAATATTATTTTTTATAAAAAATTAAGATAAACAATTAATTAATCGATTAATCAATTTTTTCTCATATTTTTAATTATATTATAAATATTATTTTCATAAAATGATGTATATAAACAAAATAAACTCAATGCTACTGTAAATAATATTGATACTATTCCTATTGTTTTACTTTTAATTTCATCTCTTTCTAACATAACAGTTCCTATTGGATTTTTAGGATCATAAATTACAGTATCATTTCTTTTGAAATATATTGTTCTTCTTTTATTTTTAATTTTAGTTTTTATTTTTTCAGTAGATCCTATTGGAGTAAATTCTATATCAATTTCACAATTATATTTTTTATGACAGTCATTGCAAAACAATCTTCTAACGCAATATGCATCTACACTTGCTTCTACTTTTTCCCATCCTGATTCTAATTTTCCAGGTTCATTTAAGAAATAATTTGAACAAATTGAACATAATATTATAAAAAATATTAAACACATGATTAATTTCAAATCTTCAAAATCTTTTGAATCCATTATATATATTTTATATATATTAAAAAAATTATTTTATTTTATTTTATTTTATTTTATAAAAATTAGACATAAAAACACCACATGATATTGAAAAAGAAGAACATACATTAAAACTATTTTCTCCTAAATTAAAAATAAAATTACTTTTATTTAATATATTTTCAGGTATACCTGAAAATTCGTTTCCGAGAATTAAATTTATTTTTTTATTTATAAATATATTTTTAAAATTATGCGTATATATAAATTCAGATTTTTCACCAGTTTCTATACTTATATTAATTTCTTTATTATTTAATAAAAATTCAGATATTGTTGGGTTATATTTATCGATTAAAGCAAAAGTACCCATTGATCTAGATTCAATTGTTCTCCAAAATGTATTAGGTAATGGTTCTTCAGATACAAATATAATTTTTTTAAAGCCACAATTATAAGCAGTTCTTAATATTTCACCCCCATTTCCTGGATATTTTAAACACCAGCATATAACTGAATTTAACATAGTATTATTTTGTTCTGTTTTTATAATTATTGAAGCATGAGGTGAATGATATAAACTTTTTTCTGAAATAACATCTCTCATTGATTTTGAATACTTTTCTATTTTAATATTAGAATTATTATAAATTATATTTCTTGTATATTGTCTCCATTTAAGTTTATCTTTACTAATAGAAATAATATAACCATAATTAGATTTTAATAAATACATCAAAATTAAACATAGGAATATAAATATTATATAAATAATAATATTTATAATCAAATACATATTAAGTAATTTATTTTTTTATAAATACTTTAGGTCAATAAAATTAAAATTCAATATTTATTAATATATAATTATAATTTATAATTTTTCAAAACATCATTAATTATTGTAAATATATTTTTATTAAATTTTTCTAAATATTTTGATATTGTTTTTTCATTATTATAATCAATTAAAGAATAATCAACATTTTGTTTTTCATTTAATTTTGCACGTAAAGGAATAATATTCTTATTAATTTTATTAGCTTTTGTTAAATAAATTTTATAATTATTTAAATTACCAATTGAATGATATAATCTATAAATATATTTTGAATATTTAATCAATAATTGTTTAATATTTTTTTCTTGAGTATATTCCTCGGTTAAATGATGATTAAAATCTCCTAAATTTTCAATTAAACTGCATAGATAATCTACTTGGGTTAATTTAAGATTACTTTTCTGTTGTAATTTAAGAACTACAACATTTATTGTACAAGGTGTATAATAAGATTCAATAGAATAATATTGAGCATAACATACAAATTTTAATAATGATTTATTAGATGTTTTTTTATTATATAAAATAGAAAAAACTTTTTTAGCATAATCATAATTTAATTTGTAAGATGTAATTAAATCTAATGTAGTTTTAGTATATTTATTTTTATATTTTTTTTTTTGTTTTTTATATTCATTTTTAAATTTAATATCTACATCATCCTGTATTTTTTTAGATTCTTTTAAATGTTTATGAATTGTTTTATAATCTAAATCAATATTCAAATTAAGAATTTTTAATAATGACATATTAATACAGAATAATATATCAGATTTAGTTTTTGGAGATAATGTGAATATATTTTCATTTGGAATTAATATTTTTTCTTTTATATTAGATGAACCGTCTTTTGTATATAAACCAACAGAATATAAATTTGTATCAAAAACAAAAGGTAATGCATTATTATACTGACTTAAAAATTTATTAAACATTTTCCAAACTATTTCTGGAGAATCTTTTCCTATAATTTCAATATCATAATCTGAAGTTATATTTTTACTACCAACAGGTAAATATACATTATTTCTATTATCATTGATACAATTAAAGTATTTATCAACAATATATTCTCTAACTGATCCTAATAAATGTAATATATATTCATTTACATGAATTTGTATTCTTTTTTCTTTCCCAAATTTTTTCTTTTTAAAAATAGTAGTTAATTTTTCCCAGCCATAGTTCATGTATTTTGGAATTATAGCGTTTATATTTAATTTACAGTTATCCATTTAATATATAGTAAGTAAAAAAAAAATATTAGTACTAATAATTTAATAAAAATAAATGTTTGGAAACAAAATTACCGCGAGTAAATTA